TTGGCTCCTTCGAGGTTGGCTCCTTCGAGGTTGGCTCCTTCGAGGTTGGCTCCTTCGAGGTTGGCTCCTTCGAGGTTGGCTCCTTCGAGGTTGGCTCCTTCGAGGTTGGCTCCTTCGAGGTTGGCTCTTTCCAGCGTATGACGGGCGTACATACCACTACCCAGTTCTGGTGGTGTTTCACATCCGAACAACACTGCCCCACTGAAACAGTGTTTGATTTGGTATTTCATATTGGTTTTCCTTTTTTCACGTTGATGTTGCTGTACGTGAAAGGGCATCCGGCCTTACAGCACGGTTCCTTTCACGGGATTATTTTAACCTACTGCCAATCCTGACTTTTTCGCTTGGGCATGCGGTCCTTGATGCGCTGCCTGTTGGCTTCCAGGGCCTCTGGTGTGGGGTGCCAGCACTGCCACCAGCTAGCAGGCATCCGGGGCAACGCAGGCACGCTGGAGTACTGAGGGTTCCAGCCCCTGCTACGCATCTCCAGGTAGATGGCGTCGAACCGTTGCGCTAACCACTCCAGTCGAGTATAGAAGAACTTCACATGGCCCTTGCCTAGCAGGTACTCTTGTGGGTATGTAGCAGGGTCTTCGCCACGCTGGTAAGCAGCGTAGGCCAGCTTGAAGACACGGGGGAGCTCCCGGTATTCGGCTCCCAAGTGCTTGTCGTGCAGTTCTTGCACGGGTACGCAGTTGATGCGAGTCATTCAGGCCACCACGTTGAAGTGCATGAACATACGTTGCTCGACAGCGCGGTTGCCGAAGAACACTGGGAAGAAGCGACCCTCTGGCGTGCGCTGGATGAAGTACATCATGCCGTCGTTGTCGGAAGCGGGTGCCACCTTCTCAACTGCCTTGACAGCGTTGGCTTCAGTAGCGTAGGTTTTGTTGGGGGTAATGGTGAGTAAGCGAGCCATGATAAAGTTCCTTTCAGGTGGTTGAGATGAGGGGTTACTTCCAGGTGCGAGCCACGATAGTCCAGCCGTTCTTGCGTGCGGTGCGAGCACTGCACACAACAGCCTCACCGGACTGGGTGAAGCATGCGCAGGGACGAGCACGGTTAGCGTTGAACAGGGCTTCTGCAGCGGCTTCGATGTTGGAAGAAACAAAGGTGGGGACGAGCTTGATAGACATGATTGATTTCCTTGAAAAACGTTGTTGATGACGTTAATGCCGAGGGTTTCAAGAACTCTTCCAAGACCTTTCGCAAAGACTTATCGCATCGTAGGGGTATTCAAGACTAGCAGGCGAAAAAGAAGCCCCCAGAGGCTTGCACCAGTGGGGGCTTGAAGATCGACGTTAATCGATCAAGGGAGACAAATGACAACAACGTGAAACAGTGTTGCGCTACAGCAGGCCATTCGCCCAAGGAGTGTGAAAGGAACCAAAGCCACTTAGCCTACAGCAGCGCAACGGGACTCAGTATGCCACACATGGCGCTACCGACAGTATCCAGGTGGTTCAGTGAGTACTCCCTGGAGCACCCAGCTACAATAGCCCTTCCCCCAACTTAGGATCACTTATGCATAGAACACCCTACAGTGTCGTGCGTGAAGGTGGCGTGACCAACAAGCACGTTACATCTTCTCCAGACGACGCTACGCTTCATCAACTGTACCTACACCACAAGAAGCCTGTCGAGATACCCATCAGCGTCGAGGACTACCACTCGATGCCCAAGGCCAAGCGCAGCAAGCTGAAGATGAGCCTGCCGTACTTCGTCGGTGCCGTGATGGACCCACCACAACGGAAAGACGACAACGTCACTCACCGCACGCTTATCACCTTGGACATCGAGCAGACGGAGGACACACCCAACGCACCCCCAGCACCAGAAGATATCGCCGACAAGCTCCGTGACCTAGGCGGTGAAGGCTGGGTCTATACCAGCATCAGCCATACGGCAGAACAGCCCCGATACCGTGTGGTGCTGCCCCTAGGCAGGTTCATAGAGGGCTCTGCCGCTACAGCCACGCTCAAGGTCACCACGCACCACGCAGCCAAGAAGCTGGGCATCGACGAATGGCTGGACGACAAGTCCTGGACCCTCAGTCAGCCCATGTACATGCCTGCCAAGCTGGAAGACAGCGAGTTCAAGCAGTGGTACGTGAAGGGCAAGGCGTGGGCACCACAGAAGCCCAGCGAGGCCAAGGAGCGCAAGGCAGGCACGCCAGCAGACATCCCTGATGAGCGCCCAGACTTCATCCTGCAGGCCATCAAGCAAGCTGGCATCTACCTACGGGAGAACCCCCAGCACAAGGGCATGCACTTCATCACCTGCCCATTCGTAGAGCTGCACACCACCACCAACGAAACCAAGACCGCCTACTACGAAGCGCACTTCGATGGCAACCCTCGACCCGCAGTCAAGTGCATGGGTACAGGCCCCGACTCACATGGGCACGCTCACCTCACCTACGCAAGCCTCGTGCGCTGGCTGAAGGACAACGGGCACCTCACCCAGGACCAACAGTCACAGGCAGGCGTGCTGGACGACTTTGACACGTTCGACAACAAGGCCGACATCAGCACGCTGTTGGACGCACCGTTCGTTGAGCGTGATTGGGCTGTAGAGCGCTTTGCCCCTGTGGGTAAGGTCACCGTAGTGGGCGGACCCGGCGGTGTGAGCAAGTCCATGCTCCTGCTGCACGTCCTGGTACACGCAGCCATGGGACAGACGTGGCACGGGTTCAAGCCACGCAAGCCACTACGTAGTCTGTTCGTGTCCTACGAGGACGACAGTAACGACCTGCGTGGCCGACTGATGGACATCACGGGTGCGCTGGCCGAGGCAGACAACGGCACGTTCGACATGCTGCACGACGTCAACGGCACGGTGCGCAAGAACCTGTTCGTGTACTCAGCGGATGACGAGCCCTCTGCGTGGCTACTGCTCACCAAGCCTGACCGCTTCGGCGCACCCGAGCGCACCCAGCGCGTGCAGTGGCTCGTTGACTGGCTGAAGACCCGCAACATCCGCGTCCTGGTTCTTGACCCTGCGGTGTACACTCACCAGCTCGAGGAGAACGACATCGCTGACATGGCGCAGTACATGCAGACCCTTGGCTACATCGCCAAGCACGCTCACTGCGCTGTAGTGGTACTGCACCACATGAACAAGGCAGGCGCATGGGCACAGCTTGACGACATCAACCAGAGCAGCCTGCGTGGAGCGAGCTCGTTCGCAGACAACGCACGTTCCGTAGTGGCTATGGTCTCCATGCCCGTGAAGGATGCCCCTGCCTATGGCCTGCCTGCTGACCATGAAACCCTGAGCAAGTACGTGGTCTGCAAGCACGTGAAGCACAACTACAGCGCACCCATGCCCATGCAGATATTCGAGCGCAAGGGCAGACTACTCATCCCTCGCCCCGACATCACGAAGCTGGACAGTGCGCAAGTGGTTGAGGCACGTGAGAACATGAAGCAGGAGGAGACGCTCAAGCGTGTACGCGCATGGGCACCCCGAGTACTCACTGTGCTGGCCGACCACGACGGACCAGTCAGCCAGAACCAAGTCAGCGCACAGCTCAACAGTAAGCCAGCGCTGATGAAGCAGGTGCTGGAGTGGTGCAGCGAGCAGGACTACGTGGACATCACGGATGGGCCTAACCGTAGCAGGCTCCACGAACTCACCCGTGTGGGCAAGCAGTACCTGAAGCAACAGAGCAAGGGGACCAAGTGATGCAAGAACTACTTGAGCGTCTGGCTGGTCTGCCGTTGGACCAACACGGGCAGCGCTGCGTGATCCTGGAACCAGATATGCACGTTGCCGTTGGTTTCGCGCTGGCAAACGGATATGTCTTGCTGAAGGGAATCAGCCACAAAAGGGTCCTGGTTTGTCTCTCGGAAGAGGGTCTTTTGGCGCTTCGCATGGTTCAGCGTGGGTACTCCACGGTGCTCCACAGGAGTACTCCCTAGATTACCCAAAAGCGGTGAGTACTCCCACGGTGCTTTTAAAGCCCGTGGAGTACCACCACTGCACCACTCAAGTACTCCAGTGCTCCATTGGGGTTTATTCACATAACACGGTTGTCTTACTGTCTGAGATGCGGGACTGTACAGCGTATTCGGTTTGTTCCACAGTCTCAATCCTGTATTCGCTCTCCTCTATCCCTCTTCTCTTAGTTCTCTGCGAGCACACACACGGCACGCGACACTAGGCACCTTGAAATCATCTCTACTGAACAACCGACTATGAAGAACCCCAGACCACTCGGAAAAGCCTCGGAGGTCGTTCCGCGAAAACCTGCTGCTCCTGGCCATGGAGGCGCTCGAGCAGGTGCAGGTGCTCCGAAGGGCGCGAACAGTGCAGCAGCCACACGCCGATCGAAGAAGATAGCCAACGAGATAGCTGAAGGCAAACGCTTCGTCGAAGAAGGCCACGATGGTTCAGCTCTGCCAGCAGATGCCACGCCTCTGGACGTGATGCTCATGGCCATGCGCAAGGCGTACACGCAAGGCGGTTCAATCGCTGCCTTCCCCTACGCTGAGAAGTGCGCACCCTATATCCACGCACGGATAGCCCAGATAGAGCTCAAGAACCCCGACGATGGTAAGCCCTTCACCATCGCCTTCAAGTGGCAGAGCGAGGCGTGAACCACCACGCTATCCCGTGGTATCCAGGACGTGCTTCAGTGCGCTGGTGCTGGACTGTCCGTGCGCTGATGGGTCGCAGCCTGCTACCATCGGTATCGGCTAGCAGCATCGGTATCCATCAACCCTAGCCTACCCCCTACACCACATGACAACGAAAGCGCCTGCGACCGATGTGAAGGTCGTAACCATCCCCTACACACCACGCTCTGCCTTCCTGCCGTACCACGCTGTGATGGAGCGCTTCGCCATGAGCGTGGCTCACCGTCGTGCTGGCAAGACCGTGGCTCGTGTGAACAAGCTCATCCGCGCTGCTGCTACGTGCGAGAAGGAGAACCCACGCTTCGGCTATCTGGCCCCGTACTTCGTGCAAGCCAAGGACATCGCATGGGCGTACCTGAAGCACTACAGCAGGCCAGTAATGGACGTGCGTGGCCCCTTCAAGGCCAAGAAGAACGAGTCCGAGCTGTCCATCACGCTGCCCCACAACAACGCAGTCATTCGCCTGTACGGTGCTGAGAACGCTGACCGCATGCGTGGCCTGTACTTCGATGGTATCGTCATCGACGAAGGCCAGGACATAGCCCCATCCGCGCTCACCTCGGTGATCATCCCAGCTCTGGCTGACCGGGAAGGGTGGCTGGACATCAGTGGTACGCCGAAGGGCTGGGGCAATCTGCTGGGTGCTACGTACAAGCGTGCTCTGGCCGACAACGAAGCCAACAGCCTGCTCAGCGTGGCACCCGAGTGGTTCGTGCAGGTGCTGAAGGCCAGTCAGACAGGCATCCTTCCTGAGGCTGAGCTGGCTCGCCTGCGCAAGCTGATGCCCGACAACGAGTACCTGCAGGAGTTCGAGTGTGACTTCGACGCTGCCATCACTGGTGCCTACTACGCCAAGGAGCTCGCTGACGCTGAGTTCGATGGTCGTATCACCAGCGTGCCACACGACAAGGCTCACAAGGTGTGGACGTGGTGGGACTTGGGTATCAGCGACAACATGGTCATCTGGTTCATCCAGCTCGTGGGCAAGGAGATACGCGTCATCGACTACTACGAAGCTGCTGGCTATGGCCTGGACCACTACGCTCAGGTGTTGGCAGGCAGCAACGGCACTGACGAGCCTTCACGCTGGGCAGCACGTACCAAGTACCAGTACGCAGGCCATTGGGGTCCGCATGACATCATGCATCGTGAGATAGGCACGGGCAAGTCCCGCATCGAGACTGCCAGCTCTCTGGGCATCGAGTTCGGTGTGGCACCCAACATCCCAGTGAAGGATGGCATCGACGCAGTGCGCATGACCATGAACCGCATGTGGTTTGACAAGCGCAAGACCGCCACTGGCTTGGATGCCCTGAAGCAGTACCAGGAGAAGATCGATGAGAAGCGGGGCATAAGCCTAGGCCCTCTGCATAACTGGGCGTCTCACGCTGCTGACGCCTTCCGCATAGGTGTGGTAGCCACGGAGGAGCCCCGTATCCGTGAGCGCATGGAAGAGCGCGAGAACTCAGGCATCGAGCGTAGTTCTGGCGGCTGGATGACCTAGCGAACAAGGAGAGACACATGAAGACTATAGTACACGGGCAGATAGTACCTATTGGCCTGTCTCGCAGGTACAACACGGTGCTGTTGCGCATACCACTATTCATGTGGTACGGGGGTCGGTACGACATCGTGTCGGACTGCGTCCGAAGAGGGTGGCATTGGTACGACCTATGTCTGACAATACAGACCAGCTCACACACTATGAAGGAATACCCATGAAGACTGGACCCCGTTCCGTTGGTGCTGCCTCACTGCGTATCCGCCAGTGCCCAGCGCTACCCCCTGCACTCCAGAAGACCACACGGGAGATCGTGAATCTGGAGACCACCTTCGCCGAACAGGGCAAGGGCTATGCCACCACGCTGATGCACAAGGTCTGCCGTGAGGCTGACGCTGCTGGCCTCGTGCTGGTGCTGAGCCCTCAGCCTTGGGGTGACAACATCAACCTGAGCAAGCAACAGCTCGAAGACTGGTATGCCCGGTCCTTCGGCTTCCATACCATCCAGGAGTCGCCCATGGTGCTGATGGCACGCATGGTCAACGGCACGCCCAAGGCTCTGGAACTCAAACCCCTCACCAAAGCGCTCTACAAGGAACACGCCAAATGACCACTCCAGGCCGAACATACCACCCGACGACCAGCAAGATGGGTCGTCGTATCATGGCAGCAGCTTCCAAGCTGTACACGTCCTTCCGCAAGCCCCCAGACGAGGTCGCTGAGTGGAACAAGGCAGTCGAAGCCAAGGAGCAACTGAAACTCGCACGCAAGGGAAAATCCAAATGAGCAGCACCCCAGACCAGACCCAAGTCGACCACGACAAGCAGGCCGACACAAGTGATGACTCGGCTATCATCGCCGAGTGCATGGACCGCATGCGCATCAGCATGGCAGCAGACGGCGAGAACCGCACCAACGGTCTTGACGACCTAGCCTTCCTGAAGGGTGACCAGTGGGACGAGCGCATCAAGCAGCAGCGTGCGCTGGATGGCCGACCCTGCCTGACCATCAACAAGCTGCCCACGTCCCTACATCAGGTGACCAACAGCCAGCGCCAGAACGTGCCGAGCATCAAGGTTCACCCCACGAACGACGAAGACATGAAGGTGGCTGAAGTGGTGCAGGGCGGCATACGGCACATCGAGTACGCCAGCAACGCCGATGTAGCCAAGGACACTGCGGTCAACAGCGCAGCAGCTATCGGCTTCGGGTACTTCCGCCTGATCACCGACTACATCTCGCCTGATAGCTTCGACCAGGAGATTCAGTTCAAACGCATACGCAACCCGTTCACCGTGTACATGGACCCCGGCTGCGTTGAGATTGATGGGTCTGACCAGCAGTGGTGTATCCTGTCCTCGAAGCAGGCACGTACCGAGTTCGTGCTGGAACACCCTGACGCTGACCCGTGTGACTTCGGTGTGGTGCGTGGCCTTGGCGACCGCTCCAACGACTGGATCACCGCTACCGAAGTGCGTGTGGCCGAGTACTACCGCATCCACTACGAATCGGTAGACACGGTGCTGCTCAGCAACGGTGAAAGCGGATACAAAGACAAGCTCCTCGAGATGCCTCCTGGTGTTACCATCGTCAAGACTCGTAAGAGCTTGCGCCCGACTGTGCAGTGGTTCAAGCTCAGTGCTACCCAAGTGCTGGAGCGTGCTGACATCCCATGCAAGTGGATTCCGGTGTTCCCGGTGGTGGGTGATGAGATTGACCTGGATGGCAGGGTGTATCGCAGTGGCATGATTCGCAACGCGAAGGACCCTGCTCGCATGTACAACTACTGGATGACCAGTGCCACGGAACAGGTCGGCCTCATCCCCAAGGCCCCGTTCATCGGTGCTGAAGGCCAGTTCGAGGGGCACGAGTCCAAATGGCGTGAAGCCAACGTGCGTTCGTTCCCGTACCTGGAGTACAAGCCCAAGACCCTCGCTGGCCAGCTTGCACCCCCTCCCCAGCGTCAGCACATGGCGGATGTACCCACTGGTGTACTGGCAATGGCTGCGCACGCCAGCGACGATATCAAGAGCACCACTGGCCTGTTCGATGCATCGCTGGGTGCCCGGTCCAACGAGACCAGTGGTGTGGCTATCGGTCGCCGTGACCGTCAGGGCGAAACAGCCAACTACCACTACACGGACAATTTGAACACCACGCTGCGTCACGTGGGTCGCTGTATCTTGAACATGTGGCCCAAGGTGTACGACGGTACACGCACGATGCAGATCATGGGTCTGGATGGCAAGGTCAAATCCGTAGAGGTCAACAAGCCTACCATCGAGCAGACCGAGACAGGTGAGGCAGTGCAGAAGCTAATCAACGACATGTCCAACGTAGCCAACTACGGTGTGACCATCAGCGTTGGCCCGAGCTACGACACGCTGCGTCAGGAAGCGGTGGATGGCATGATCTCCACTGCCAAGAGCTGGCCTAAGCTCATGGACATCGCTGGTGACAAGGTGGTGCGCTCCATGGACTGGCCAATGTCTGAAGAGATCGCTGACCGTATCGAGAAGACCATACCCAAAGAGCTGCGTGATGACGAAGGCGGTGAAGAAGGCGGTGCTGATGCCAACATGGTGGACACGCCGAAGGGTCCAATGCCGAAGGACCAAGTCGGCCCCATGCTGGCACAGATGGACCAGCAGATGCAGCAGCTCAACCAGCAGCTCACTGACGCCACCAACGGCATTGAGAAGGCACACATCGACGCTGATGCCAAGATACAGGTAGCCAAGATACAGGCTGAGAACCGTGAGGACGTGGAAGAGCTCAAGGGCATGATCCAGATGCTGCTCGCTAAGATGCAGCCTCCTCAAGCACTGGTGGCCGATGTCTCAGCGGACCTTGCCGAAGGCGGTGAGAATGCACCCCAACAGATTACTCGTCCTGCTGGCTACCCCCCTGCAGATCAGACGCAACAGGGTGCCCCTACCGGAGTGGCTGAATCCGGGCCGGAGATCGCGCAATGAGCGTGCAGGAAACCACAAGTACAGAGCAGTCAGGCACCACGCAAGTGGTGGAGACCCCGAAGATCGAGACAACGACAATCTCGTTTGATCGACCAGCGGAAGTAGCCAACGCCGAAGCTGCAAAAACCGAAGACCAACAAGTCGATGCACAGGCCGAAGAGGGCCAGCAGACAGACCGGGACGATAAGGGACGCTTCAAAGGCGTTCAACCTCGTATAGACGAACTTACCCGTGCTCGGCGTGAAGCTGAGCGCGAAGCCGCTTACTGGCGCGGCGTTGCACAACAGGGACAGGCGCAAACATCGGCTCCGGCTGCGCCCATCAAGCCTACCCCTGACAAGTACAACGACTACGGTGAGTACGTTGAAGCCCTGACGGATTGGAAGGCCGAACAGGCAGTGGCGAAGCGTATGGAGCAGGACAGCAGCCGCAAGGTTGTCGAGACTCGCACCCAGACCTTCGCAGAACGCCAAGTCGCCGCTCGTGAAGTGATGCCAGACTACGATGCCGTTGTGGGTGCCTCAGACACACCCATCTCGAACCACGTAGGCGAGGCCATCATGGAAAGCGATCGGGGACCCGAGCTGGCCTACCACTTCGCCAAGAACCCGGATGTTCTGATGAACCTCAACGGCATGAGCCCCACGCAAGCCGCTCGCGAGATTGGCAAGCTGGAAGCTACGCTACCGACTGTGAAGCCTCCGGTCGTGCCGAGCAAGAAGCTCAGCACCACACCCGCACCCGCGAGCACCACGGTGACGCAGGGTCGTGCTACTCAACCAGCGCTAGCTACCGCTAGCATGGACGAGTACATGGCTCAACGCAAGTCCCAAGGTGCTCGCTGGGCGCGGTAGCCCCACAACATCATTGAAAGGTCATTCACATGACGAATACTCTTGTTACCTGCTCCATCGTCGCGAAAGAATCGCTGGCGATCTTGGAGAACATGGTTGCTTTCGCCGGCATGGTCAATCGCGACTGGGAAGACGAATTCACGGGCAATCAGTCCCGTGGCTATTCGCCCGGTCAAACCATCAACATCAAGAAGCCTCCCCGTTACCAGTACCGTTCTGGTCGCGTGGCTGTGCCTCAAGCAACGGTTGAAACCACCATCCCGCTGACCTTGTCCCAAGGCGGTTGCGACCTGAACTTCACTTCGCTGGAACGCACCCTGTCCCTGCAGAAGCTCGAAGACAAGCTGCAAGCTGCTCTGGCTACCGTGGCGAACGAGATTGACCGTCAGGGTCTGCAGCTCGCTCGTCAGGCGACCTACAACTGCCTCGGCACTCCTGGTACGCTGCCCAACACCCAAGCGCTGGCTCTCGGTGCCATCACTGGTATCAACCAGCGCCTGGATGAAATGGCTGCTCCTCGCGACAAGCAGCGTGGCCTGATCATGGGACCAGCGTTCAACGCTGCTGCCATCGTCGGTCTGGCTGGCCTGTTCAACAACAGCGACAAGATCAGCAAGCAGTACGGTTCCGGCATGATGGTTGACTCGTTGGGTCTGGCTTACGCCATGGACCAGAACGTTGACACTCACGTGAACGGCACTCAAGCTGTTGCAGGCACCAACATCAACGGTGCGAACCAAGTTGGTTCTTCCGTGACTGTTGTGGGCTTGGGTGGCACGATCACCAAGGGCTCTGTGATCACGCTGCCCGGTGTGTTCGCGGTCAACCCCCAGTCCCGTGTGTCCACTGGTCAGCTGGCTCAGTTCGTGGTTACTGCCGACGTGGCTGCTGCTGCAACGGTTATCCCGATCAGCCCTGCCATCGTTACCTCTGGTGCCTTCCAGAACGTGACCGCGTCGCCTACTTCTGGCTCGCCTTTCGTGATCTTCGGTACTGCCTCTGGCTCGTACCAAGCGAACGTTGGCTTCCACAAGGACGCTTTCACACTGGCCATGGTCCCCATGTGGGCTCCTCCTGGTGGCAAGGGCGTCATCGACGTGGCTCAGGAAACCTACAAGGGCTTCACCGTGAAGGTCACTGAGTTCTACGACGGTGTGAACGACAACAGCATCATGCGTCTCGACGTGCTGTTCGGCTGGGCTGCAACCTACCCCGAGCTGGCTACCAAGTACGCGACCTAAGTCGTTGTGGGGGCTTCGGCCCCCACTGACTTGCTTCATCAACTTTTCAAGGAATATATCATGATTCTTCTCGGTCGTTCTTATGGCGGTTATGCCGCTGGTACCATCGTTCAGCTTGCGAGCTCCATCGAAGCTGCCCTCGTTGCTCAAGGCCTGGCTACCGTGTCGGCAGGCCCTGTGACTCCTGGTGCTGTGACTACCACTCAGCCTGCTGGTCGTGTGGGTATCGCGGCTGCTGGCACTTCCGTGGTGGTTTCGAACCCAGCGTTCACCACTGAGTCCAAGTTCTCTGCATCCCTGTCGAACGCTGCTGCTGACGGCACTGCGCTCTACATCACTCGCATCACGCCTGCTGCTGGCTCTGTGACGTTCACCCTGAACGCTGCTGCCACTGCTGCTGTCGCGATCGATTGGGCTGTTCTTGGACCCTACGGTGGTGTGACCACTAACTCGTAACTCTGGAAGGGCTCAAGTGGTGGTACTCCAGGGCAGCTTTTAAGCCCGTAGAGTACCACCACCGCCACACCCCGAGTACTCCACACCACTTCATCAACACACGGAGATACACCATGTACCCCAAATGGATCACACGCGCTCAAGGAATCGGCCCTGTCCTCGTTCAAGACGAGAAGGCAGAGAAGCAACTTCGCGACGACTGGGACACTGAACAGCTCGAACTGGCTGAAGCTGCTGCCGCTGAAGCGAAAGCTGCCGCAGTCGAGGCTGAAAAAGCTGCGAAGCTGGCTCTGGCCGGCAAGAACGGCAAGTAACCCCGATACCATCGGTATCCAAATGGCTGGTTTTGGGGCTGCAATGGCCCCAAACCTATGCCAGCCCCTAGGCAGGGGGCTTAAAACCGACCTTACGATGGTTTTTGCCCTTCGCCCCGACGTTTTAACCACATAGGAGGCTCCAATGCCTGGACAACAAACCTCAATCTTGAACATGCGTAGTGGCCAGAACGCTGTTGCCCCCGGTGGCAGCATGGCTGGATGGGTAAGTGGTGATATCGCTACACTCGCTGCCCTTGCTGTAGCTACTGCGGTGTTCGATCTCGGCCCCAACTGGGACCAATACAACTGCGTTCAGGTGGGCATCGTGCCTGCTGGTCCGTCCAGTGGTCTCACTGCCTACCCGTTCATCTAAGGAGCGCACATGCCCAGCGGAATCATCGTATCCGACCTTATCCGGTCGTCCATGCGCCTTATCGGTGCCATCGGTACTGGCGAGACCCCAACGGCTGACGAAGTCAACGATGGTCTGCTGGTGCTCAACGACATGTTGGAGAACTGGTCCACGGAAACCCTGTCTGTGTGGGGTTCCAGCAACCAGACGTTCAACACCGTCGCCAATCAATCCGTGTACACTATTGGTCCGACAGGCAATTGGGTTACTACCCGGCCTCAGGACATCGACGACGCCTACTGCAACTTCTCTGGTGTGGATTTCCCCATCAAGGTCATCAGCCAGGAGCAGTACAACGAGATCAACCTGAAGACGATGAAACAGCCTATCGTGGAGCGCCTGCTCTACGTGAACGAGTTCCCTCTGGGCATCATCACTCTGTGGCCTGTGCCGACTGCTGCCATGCCCTTGACACTCACGATGAACCGTATCCTGAGCTTCCCTGTTGCGTCCACCGACGTGCTGACAGGGCCTCCGGGGTTCTTGAAGGCTATACGGTACTGCCTTGCAGTGGAGTTCGCCCCTGAGTTCGGCGTGGAAGCCAGCGCAACGGTTATCCAAGTGGCTGCTGATGCCAAGGGCGATTACAAGCGTGCGAACCTGCCTCTGCTGGTGGCTGGCTACGATGATGCGCTGACTGTACCGCAAGTGGCGCTCTACCAGCGGGGATACTGATATGGCACAGTTCCCATTCATCGGTGGCAGCTACACGGCACGCAGCAAGAACTTCGCTGCTGAGCAGTGCATCAACCTGTACCCAGAGCTCGGTAACGCCACTACCAAGACGCCTACCATGCTGGTGGGTACTCCAGGCAAGCGCCTCTGGTTGAACCTAGTGGGTGGCAACATCCGAGGCATGCTGAAGTTCAGCGCGGTGTTGTCGCTGGTCGTATGTGGTCCGAATCTGTACCGGGTGACTCCTGGTGCAGTGGCTACGCTGGTCGGCACGTTGGACAGTGCTTCCACGCCTGTCAGCATGGCGAGCAACGGCACGCAGGTGATGATCGTCACTGGCTCCAATGGGTACATCTACGTGCCCAGCACATTCACTCTGGCACCCATCGTAAGCGCTGCCTTCACTGGTGCAGATACGGTGCAGTTCATCGACGGTTACTTCGCCTTCAACAAGACGGGCACTGGCCAGTTCCAGATCACGCAACTCTACGGCACTAGCATTGATCCTCTGGACTTTGCTACTGCTGAAGGTGCTCCTGACCTACTGTTGTCTCTGCTGGTGGACCACCGTGAAATCTGGCTGTTCGGTGAAACCAGCACCGAAGTCTTCTACAACAGCGGTAACGCTGACTTCCCGTTTGAGCGCATCAACGGTGCATTCATCGAACAAGGCTGTGCTGCTAAGTTCAGCCCTGCCAAGCTGGATAACACCGTGTACTGGCTCACCTCTGATGAGCGTGGCTTCGGTACCGTACAGCGTGCAGAAGGCTACCGTCCGCAGCGTGTGAGCACACATGCTGTTGAGTACGCCATCAGCCAAATGTCTCGTATCGATGACGCTGTGTCCTACACCTATCAGCAGGAAGGCCACAGCTTCTACGTGCTGAACTTCCCCACTGCCCAGCAGACTTGGGTGTTCGACGCAGCTACGGAGCTCTGGCATCAACGTGCGTGGCGTGACCCATCCAACGGAGCACTGAAGCAAGACCGGGCGATCTGCCAGATGGCGTTCTCTGGGGAGACCATCGTAGGTGACAACCTGAACGGCAATCTCTACATTCTCGACCTGGACTACTTCACCGACGCAGGCGCTGCCATCGCGCGTATTCGTGCTTGCCCTCACCTCGCAGCGCCTGACTACACGTATCAGACGTTCCACGCTTTGCAAGTTGATATGCAGACTGGCGTGGGCCTTACCACTGGCCAAGGCAGCGACCCCAAGGCCATGCTCCAATGGAGCGACGACGGTGGGTACACTTGGAGCAACGAGCTCTGGGCACCAATTGGCAAGCTGGGTGACCGCTTGTCTCGTGTGCGCTGGCGTAGGCTAGGTCGTAGTCGGGACCGGGTGTTCAAGGTCACGGTCACTGATCCGGTGCGTGTCGTCATGGTGGGTGCCAGCGTGCAGATGACAGGAGCACGTTCGTGAGCAACTTCGTACCTCCTCGTGTGGCCCTAGTCGACCCCAAGACTGGGATGGTGACTCGCCAGTGGTACCTCTACTTCCAAGGAGCAGACCCAGCGCCTGTCAGTCCGGTGACAGTCGCTGCTTCACCTTTCCTATACACGCCTTCGGACGTTGGTAGTGTGGTGGTGCAAGGCGGTACAGTCAGCCTCATCGAGATTGTGCGCAAGGGTACCTCGGTGAACACTGGCGTAACTGCGGGAGTCATACCCATAGCTCGGGGCGACCAGCTACGCATAACCTACACGGTACTGCCTACGGTGACCTTCTTGGGCGGCTGATTCCCGAATAACACACAATACCCCTCTTCTCAAGAAAGGTACTATATGCGTCACTTCCAACAGCTCGGTTCCAACGTACAGGTCATGCCTCTCATGCTCGCCATCCAGCGGCTAGCCAAGGTACAAGAAGTCTGGAAGGAGGACACATACCTCCGAGACTATCCTCAAGGGCCTTTCGCTAACACCGAATCGATCATCTTGCGTTTCCCTGATCGCTCGGTGCATGCCACAGAGCAGGCTCTCAAGGAACACGAAGCAGGCTTTGACCAGCACGAGAACTACGATCAGCCGGTGTTCAAGCTGCTGCCTGAGGCTCGCCCCCTGATATTCCAGCTCATGACGGCAGTGCAGGGTGAACGCCTCGGCCGAGTCATCATCAACAAGCTCGTACCGGGTGGTGCCATCTACCCACACGAAGACACTCCTGTACACGCTGAGTACTGGGACCGATTCCACATCGTGTTGCAGTCTGCTCCAGGTAGCAACTTCCGTACTGGTGACGAGTGGGTGCATATGCAAACAGGCGACGTGTGGTGGTTCAACAACCGTATGAATCACGAGGTGATCAACAACAGTGCTGATGACCGTATCCACATGGTGATTGACATCCGGACGAGCAAGCCATGATTACCACGCAAGTAGAATCGTTCACCGAACGCCTGCCTGAGTTCAGGCCCCTGTTCCCCCTGCACTGGGAGGAGCTGGCTCTGAATAAGGACAAGGTGCCTCTGGACCCACAGTACGACATCTACCTCGCCCGTGAGAAACGGGGTGAGCTGGTGTTTGTCACACTACGGGAGCTGGGGGTGCCCATCGGTTACTTCATCGGATTCATTGCTCCAGGGCTGCACTACAAATCCTGTCTGACCTGCACAATGGATATATTCTACGTCCACCCAGAGAAACGGACTGGACGAGCTGGCGTGAAGTTGTTCAGGGCAGTAGAAGCAGAGCTGAAACGCAGAGGCGTTCAACGCTGGTTCGCAGGCAGTAAATGCCACGCCGATGCCAGTGTACTGTTCGAGTACCTGAAGTTCGAACGTGTCGAAGTGTATTACTCAAAATGGATTGGAGGCTAACATGGTAGCAGCAGCAGTAGTAGGTTCTGCGGTAGTCGGGGGGCTCATGCAGTCCGACGCAGCAGGCAAGGCAGCAGGCGCACAATCCGCAGCAGCAGATCGAGCAAGCGCAACAGAGTTGCAGATGTACAACCAGACACGGGCTGATCAACAGCCGTGGCGTGAAGCTGGTATGACTGCGCTGAAGCAGCTCGGTGCAGGTACAACAGACGGAGGCGAGTTCAACCGGGACTTCACGCTCGCAGATTTCACAAAGGACCCAGGATATGACTTCCGGTTACAACAGGGGCAGCGCGGTTTGGATGCGAGTGCGGCTGCTCGCGGTGGTGCTCTCAGTGGTGCAGCTATCAAGGCTACAGACCGATACAGCCAGGACTACGCATCTGGCGAATACCAGAATGCCTACAACCGATTTAACGCTGACCGCACAGCACGGTTCAACCGTCTCTCCTCCCTCGCAGGAGTCGGTCAAACCGCAACGAACAACGTCGCTAGCCAAGGCGCACAAGTAGCTTCCAACGTAGCTCAGAACCAAGTCGGTCAAGGCAACGCTCAGGCCAGCAGCTACGTCGGTCAGGGCAATGCGGTAGCAGGCGCAGCAGGCACTCTTGGTAACTTCGCCATGAGCCAGTACTACATGAAGAATATGCCTCAGTACGGTGCTCCGACTAGCAGCTACGGTGCAGGCACTCAGGGTGGCTGGGGCGACACTGGTGGCGCTTCTGTTTACGGTTGAAAAGGAACATAACATGCCAATCGATTCTTCTATCGCAATGTCTGGTCGTCCGGTACAACTGGCCGACCCTCTCGAAGTACAGGGCCGTGTCGCTACGCTGCGTCAGCTCGCTGGGCAGCAGCAGCTTCAAGGAATGCAAATCCAAGCTGCTCAGCGCACGCAAGACCAGGAGCGCACGCTCGCCGATCTGTACAAGGGCAACGTCAACCCAGACGGTACGGTCAATCGCCAAGGCGTGCTGTCTGGCGCTGCTCAGCAAGGTCTGGGTGCTCGTATTCCGGGCATGCAGAAGCAGTTCGCTGACGCTGACAAGGCCACTGCTGATGTCGGCCACGTGGGTGCTCAGACTGATGAGCTGAAGTGGAAGGTAGCCAAGGGCAAGCTGGACGCAGCAGGCGCAGCGATGAGCTCGTTGCTGTCCAACCCTAACGTGACCCACGACGATGCTATCCGTACCGTGGTCGGCCTTGTGCAGAACGGCACTATCGGTGCTGACCAAGGCCAGCAGATGGTTGCTGCCCTCCCAGGTCAACCGGGTCAACTGCGTCAGTTCCTCGTGCAGAAAGGCATGGAGGTCGTGGAAGCTGGCAAGCGCATGGAACTCATGGCACCCAAGCTGGACAAGGTCAACACGGGCAAGACCACATCGTTCGTAGATGTCAATCCGTACACGAATCCGCAAGGTCCTGCTCCTGTGCAGATGACCACTACTCCAGGCGAAGACCAGAGCGCTGCCACTACTCGTCGTGGTCAGGACCTCGTCAACGCACGGGCAGTGGACGCCAATGGCAT